GTGGCGATGCTGATAGCCAGTTCGGCGGGTTCGCCCTTCGCGCTATGGTTAATGACGTATGCGCCGATGCCAAGATGCGCATAGCCTCGGAAGTGCGGGGCAACCACAAACCCCTCCGGCACATGCGGCTGCTCTGCTTTCGGTTGGCGTGCCAGATGTGCGGCAATCGCAGCGCGGGCGATGGCGATGTCGTAACCTTCTGGATTGTCCTGAAAGTCGCTCAGGTAAATGCCCTGAACGGCGTCTCGGATCTGCTCATCCGTCAGATAGCCGGTCGGCTGGCTAGCGATGTGTGATGCAATCGCAGCGCGGGCGTAGTCACGAGCGTAGTTGCGCATTGAGTCAGCGGTGAACCAATCGTCGCCGGCCCAGTCGCCATCACGCTCGGGTAGTGGCGGCAGATCTCCGTTCGGCTGCGATACTGCAGCAGGAGCGGCGCTGGCGAGTGCGGCTTTTACCGCGTTACGTACGCGGGCATCGATGCTGTCGTAGATTTCTTTTCGCAGTGCTTTGCGAGTGCGGCTGTCAGCGGTCGAAAGGCGCTCGATATCATCGCGGAAGTCAGCGTGCTCGCGGATACTGTGCTCGGTGAACTCAGTCAGATCGGCGATATTGCCATCCTCCCCCATCATCTTGCCGGCCATCGACAGAATGCCTTTCAGCGTACCGGCGACAGCGTATTTCTGAGGCGATGCGCCCGGGATCATTGCAACAGCAGTGCTGACGAGGGGCTGATAGGCAAGCAGCTTCGCGCCTGCTTCTGCAAAAGCGCTAGAAAGGGCAGTGCGTTTCGTTTCGAATTCAAAGTCCATGCTGTCTCTCTCAGATGAAGCCCATCAGGCGATCTATTACAGCGTCCAGATCGTCGCGGGTGTAGTTGGTCAGGATGCGTTGTAAGATCACGTTGCAGGTCGCGTTATAGAGCGCGTCGAACTCGTTCTGATCCATGCTGCCGAAACTGATGCTCTTGGCCGTCAGACGCGTCTCGCCCTTGAGATTTACTGCCATCTCGTAAAACCCGGCCAGCACGACGATATCGTTGCGAAACTGATCGAAGTTCTTGCCGACGACCTGCCCCTTGTAAGTGGCCTCGACAGGCTCCCATGCATCGAATGCGACGTTCAGCAGCGCGAAGTATTTGCGATGATGGGCCGGGTTCCTATGCCGCTTGATCGCCGCGGTGACGCCTTGGCCGAGCTTCAATTTGCCGATGAACTCCGCAGCTTGCGGATCAGCCGGGATCAGCGCGCCGCCGGGGGCTTTGGTCAGGACCAGTTCTTTCATTTGCGCCCCCATGCTGGCTGGCGAAGGGCTGCGCGCTGAACCGCTAATCCCTCGATGTTCGCTACACACTTCTCAATCTCTCCCAGCGTGGCGCGCGCACCGTCGAGCATGCTGGCCACGGCTACACTGTCCGGCGCATCATCCTCTCCCGGCTGCATGAAGCGGAGCACCTGCGAAGATGCCGACGACAGTTGCCCGCACAGGATGGACAGACGCTTTTTTTCATCTTCGTGGTAACTCCGCACGGTCGCATACCGGCCGCGCGCGATGATGGTTTCGTTGTCGATTTCGCTCAGGTCGATCATCTGTTACGCGCGGCCATTCCGCCGCGCCTCCGTATCAGGTCTCAGAATGGGATGTCATCATCGGCAAAGCCACCAGACGTGGCGGGCGCCGAAGCATGCCGTGCGCCACCTTGCTTCTTCAACGGCTTGTCGGCCAATTGCACAACGACCTTTGCCAACTGCTCGGGCGCCGTCTTGCGCGCCATGATCTCGGATGCCATGAGTTCGGTACCGGCCTGGAAGATCGCGAACAGGCCCATACGCCACCCGGTGTCGCCGGTCTTCTGGCCATCGGCCATCTTTTCGTATTCCTCAGCACGCAGCAGCAAGCCGATAGGCTTGTTCATCAGGTCCGCGAAGCACGGCGCCGCCGTCACGACTTCCTGACCGTTGTCCCACTTCTTGACGTTCTGCTGGCTCACGTTGATCGTGCGCAGGCTGAGGCACGCCATCATCGCGTTGATCTGGTTCAGGCCGGTCAGTGCCTCACCGTTACCCTTGCGGGTCCATACGTCGAAGCGGCATTCACGGCCGTCGTCAGCGCGGAAGGTGAAGCCAATACCATCGGTGCCCTTGTTCGCGCTTACGAGCTTTTCGGCACGCACGAAAGTGCCGGTGTATTTGCCGGTCTCGCTGATGTATGCGCCGATGGTGTCGGCCTTGCTGGCCAGTTTGGTGTCGAGGGTGTACATGGTGTCCTTACATGGTTTGTGGTTGGGTGATGCCGTAGTACTCGCAGACGGCGGCATCAACCGCGGCGAGGTCGTTCTCGATGTGCCCTTCTTCGAACAGGCCCAGCGGAGATTTCGTGGTGTCCGAACCGCTGTTCTTCGTCGCGAACACGTATTGGTCGTTGATCTTCAAGGTGCGCAAGACGATCGTGACCAGGCCTTCCAGCACGATCTTTTCGTCCAGCAGCTTGCCGATGGTCTTGATCTTGGTTTTGCCGGTCTCGTCGGTGCTGGTGTGGCTGAGGATGTAAACGCGCTTCTCGTCAGGCAGCGAACTTGCCTTCATCAGGATGTCCCAAGCGCTGCGGGCGATCTCGTTGTACTTTGCGAAAGCACCGTTGCCGGTTTCGTGATCCGTGACGCGGCGCATAAACTCATTGGCCAGGATGTACTGGAAATCGTCGATCACGATGATCTTCGCTGCGGTGCGCTCCATTGCTGCGACGATGTGTGCGCTGTTGTCGCTCACGAAGACGTTGCCGCCTTGGCCCTTCACGACCGGCTTCCAGTTGGCCGAGCGGAACGGCAGCGGCTTCTTGACTGACTGGATCAACAGTGTTTGTGCCGGGTCCAGATTGCGCAGGCTGGTCGACTTGCCGGTGCCGGACTCGCCGATGATCAAAGTTGCGATGCTCATGGTTTTCCTTGGTGGTTGCGATGGTGTCTAAAAAGGTAAGTTTTGCTCTCGTACGTACTGCTCGTGCTCCCTGCGCTCCTGCTCGTTCATGTTCGGGCGCCAGGGTTCGCCACCGGCTGGCTTGACTGGCATCGGCGGCCACAGGGTGCGGCGCTGCGCCGTCTCTTCGTGCCAGTCGCGAGCCTCGATTGCATCGCGCTCACGTGCTGCAGCACGCATCGCTTCTCGGTACTTGCGTTTCACTGAGGTCTCCAGATCGGTGTCGGTTGATTAAGTTCGTCCAACTGCTGCACTTCCGCCACGATGAACAGGAAGGCAAGCAGGAACACTAGGGCTGCGGCGGTATGGCGTATCATTTACGTTCCTCCATCGGCAAAAACGAAGCACGCTCCCCGAGATAATTTAGATATGCTTGATGCGCGAGTTCTTTTGTCGCAAATGTGCCGAGATATTTACCAACACCGTCAACGATCGCCTGTGCTTGCCACCGTCCATATTTCAGTCGAGTTACACCTCGCAAACCGTGTTTGTTTTTTGAAACTCGGTTTGTGCAGTTCTCGGATTGGGTGGCTAAGCGCAAATTGCAGATGCGGTTGTCCGCTCTGTCACGGTTGATGTGATCAATATTTTTCATTGGCCATTCGCCGTAGTACAAAGCCCATGCGACACGATGAGCTGCCATGCTGATTCCATTTACTGTCACTCGCCTGTACCCGTTCCGAGTCATTGACCCACAACGCTTGCCGACCCTCTGCCCACTTCGCGTCACTGCCCAAAAAAAGACGCCAGTTTCTGGGTCATACGAAACGATTTTTGAAAGCTCGGCTACGGTGAAGTGGTTCACTTGGTTCATTTCAGAACCCTCCATCCATGGCTTCCAGCACTGACGACAGAACAATCGTCATCACCAAGCCCGCAAAGCAGATCAGCGGGTTCGCTTCCCACCAGTCCAGCTTCCAGAACAGCAGCGATCCGATGACGTCGCGGCGAGGTGCTGGCTCGGTCTGCTCCTGGCGGCGCGCGATGCGGGCGGCGGTCATGCTGCGCTCCCGGTGGCTTTTGCGATGGCGGCGCGTGCCTTGATGAGCGTCTGGCGATGGCGAGCGCGATCCTCACGCGAGAGTTCCTGGCCCGCTTCGCAGTAGCATTCGTCCAACTCGCGCAGCGCTTCCAGCAGGTCGGGCGCCGCGGCGCGCACACGCTCGTGCATATCGATTGCGTCCTGCGCGAACGCTTTGCTGACGTCGCTTTGCGCGTCGCCGAACTGGAACCACCCGTGCTTTTCGTTCAGCTGGTGCACCTGCTCAGGCGTCAGGTACGGCTGCTGCTTCGTTTCCATCCTTCTGCTCCTATCTGGCCGGCGCCGCCGGCGGTTGGTTTATTGGTGTACCGCCATCGCCGCTTCGATGTAGCGGGCAATCTGCAAATGGTTGTCGACGGCATTCAGTGCGATCCGCAGGCCAGATGCCATTCCATCAGTGAAGTCGCCTTGATAGCTAAGCGTGGCATTGCGTGCAGCCTCGATCTCGCGCTTGAGGGCTTCGAGACGTTCCGTCGTGGTAAAAGTCGTCATATCAACCACCCAATCTCACGATTCCAAGCCATGCGCTCGATACGGGCGATCTGTGCCTCTTCCGCGCGGCGCTGCTCCATCTTCTCGACCTGCGCGATCGCCAGAACCTCGGCGTCTGCATCGATGACCTTGTCGCGGACCTGCTCGAACGTCAGTTCACCAGTGACCAGCTTGTTCAGATCGTCTTGGGCAAACGCGAGGTAGTCGGTAACGTCGCTGCCAACGTCACGGATAGTTTTGGTGTCGCCAGCAGCAATCAGCGCCTTCGTGTAGGCGGCGTTCTTTTCCGTCAGCTCGCCGATCTTGGCTTCGCGCCATTCTTCTTCGGACATGCGGGCGTTCATGCGGCCTCCGCTGCGGCAAGGGCCTTCTTAACGATGTTCTCGCGCTGTGCTTTGCGCGGATGGCGAGCACAGTCTTTCAGAGCCGCTACCAGCCGCTCGTTACGTTCATTTGCTTTTGCCAACTCGGCGGCCAGTTTGGACTGTTGCTCAACAGCTGCCGCGTAAACTTCATTCGTGACCATAACGTTCTCCATCTGCCCTATCGGGCGGTAACTGCCCGCAGTAGCGGGCGCGGGGTGGTTAGTTCGTGTCGCGGGCCGTGCGCTCGACCTCTGCGCGTTTTTCAGCTTGCTCGCGGCGCTGTTGGTGCTGCAGCTTGTCGAAGGCCCCTAAGACTTGCCGCGCGTACCGCTTCGCGGCCAGGTCGATAACTTTTGCAGGCTTGTCCATTAGGCGGCAACCAAGAAAGTCGGCGAGTAGCCGTTACGCTCTTTCCAGGCATCCGATGCGCGCGCTGCTTTGCCCATCGACAGGATCGCATCGGCAGATGCCTTCAAGTTTTTGCCTTGGTAGCGCTGGCGCAGCAGCTTGGAGGCGCAGATGACGCCGACGTTGATTGCTTCGCCGTCCTGGCATTCAAGGCCAACAGCGCGGGTCAGGTTCGTTTTGCCGCAGCAGTCGCAAACAGGGTTGTCGGTGGTGCCGAGCACTTTGTATTGCTGACCCTTGACGATTTGCTTAGCCATCACTCATCTCCTTCGGTTCGCCCTGCCGGGCTCGGTTGCGATGGAGTTCATAATAGCACCGCTAGTTTGCGAACGCAATAGCTTTGCTAGTCCATGCAGATATTTTTTACTCGGGTGTGGTCGGACGAACACTGCTAGTGTGCTCGATTGGTGCCGGGAAGAAAAAAGCCCGCGAGTGCGGGCTTGTTCGGAGATGGTATCTAACGGATCAGGAAGCGAGCGGGATAGTTCTTAGATACATCTAAATGTAATCTCAGCGGATGACATCCTTACAAATGGAATCGCATTCTTTGAATCGCTGGAGATCAGTTCAGTTTGCTTGCCTGACTTCGAGCAGAATTCATTTGCCTCTGCGATGATGTCGGTTTTCACAACGATCCCGGGCACGGCGACACCACCTGCACTCTGCTTCGTAATCATGTAGGTATTAGGGGAAACTTGCACAGGGCCACTCGATGCACAGCCCGCAAGAACAAAAGCCAATAAAACTATCTTTTTCATCTTCCATCCATTTTCGGCATTCTGGCGTGCCGTTGCGCCTCGTTTTATCTGTGTGTCGTTAGAATCTGTGACAATTTGCATTCGGTGATTTTGCAACATGCCTTACAAACAGCCACTAGCTTTCTGCACTGTGTGGGTATACAGTAGTTGCAAACAAAAAATATTGTTTTGACCCATGCCCATGCAGGAGACGCCTTGGAACAGCAAAAACACCCGCAGACGGACCGTTCAGAAATTGCCAAGCGCATCCTCGACAGCATGAGCGACGACGGCCAGGCCAATGCCCTGCTTGCCCTAGAAGCCCTATCGCGAGTCTTCCCTCGCCGGACCTTGGTCAGTCTTCGACTGGTTTCCGACGGCAGTGGAAAAGTTGGCGACGATAGCTAGTAACCCCTGCTGCTGAGCATGAGAGCAAGACCGAAAAGCACTCAGTAGCCTTGCCTCCAAACTTGATACCCATTGCAGCTGCCGCTCGTCCGAATTGGTCGCTAGCTGCAGCGCAGGCTTATCGTGCTCCAGCTTCGACGCATCATCGATCTGTGCGGCCAGTGTCGCGCTAAAGTCCGACACCTTGACGTCCAGGCCCTTGGCGAAAGCCACGGCTGCCTTGATGTTCAGCGGCCTATGCCCGTTCAGATACTGCCAGACCATGCCCTGGCTACCAATGCCATACTTGGCGCCGAACTCCATCTGAGAGATCAGTTTTCCTTCCGCAACGGTCTCGGTTCTGGCCTCAAATAGACGGCGTAGCTTCCGCGCGTCCTCTACCTGCCATTCCTCTAGGGGCTTCTTCTCTTTCATCTTTGCAAGCATAGCGTTGTTATTAATACCATCAACGAGCAAAGCTACGAAACGCGCCCTAATAGCACTTGCGCCTTCGAAATAGCTTTGCTAGTATGCAGGTATGAACCTGCCTACTTTCCTCAAGACTCCTGGCCTCAACAAAGCGGCATTCGCACGTCGGATCGGTGTTTCCAGCGCGATGCTGTACCAGTTTGAGAACGGCATTCGCCCAATCCCCACTAAGTACGCCGCGGTCATCGAGGTTGAATCCGGTGGTCAAGTAACCCGCCAAGAGATGTTCCCCGACGAATGGGAAAGCATCTGGCCGGAACTCGCCCGTCGCCGTCGCAAGACTGTCAGCCCACCAGCCGCAGCACCCCAACCGCAGTAACCCTTAAGCATCAGCAGCACCCCGGCCCAAAGGCCGTCCTCGTAACCCGCAACACCAAGGAGCAAACCATGAACCACGCAGCACGTATTGGAACCGTCGAAGTGAAGCTGAACGACGCTGAAATCAGCCTCCTCGATCAGATTCGCGGGGGGCTGGGCCGCAGCCCGTTCCTTCGCGATCTGATGCACAAGGCAGCACGTACACATGCTATGCCGCCCGCGCGATCAAAGGAATCCCGAGGTTGTCCGGGTCCGGGTCGCGTGGCTGGCCGAGCGCGTGGCGTGACCAACGGCAGGAGGCATCTTTAATGGATTCCGTCTGCGCTAGGAGACGGCAAAGAACAGCCCGGAGACACGGGCCATAAAAGGGATAACTGAATGAGCGAATCACATGAAAGTTATGAGGCAAAAAAAGTGATAGCGAAGGCCTGCACCTGGGCCGATAGACGCAAAGCGGTACAGGCTGCAGCGCCAGGAGTGGAGGCGGCGCGAGCAGCTGGCCGTTACGAGAAAAGCGGTAAGGAGTTGGCTGAAGCCGTCGAGCACTACCGCAGAGCAACGGACAAGAAGAGGTAATCGTGGACGAAGCAATTCAACCTATAACCCCCGCACTGATGCGCAAACGCGGCGCGGATGCGTTTGACCGCGGGCTCAAGCTGGACGACCACGGCATGAATCCGTCGGCAGCTGCGATCGCTGATTGGAAGACTGGCTGGCTCGCACGCCATCACGAGGTGACGTCGAAAGCCAATGGCCGTCAACTGCAGGAGTGCCCACCGTGACTAAGATCCATCATCATTCCCTCTCGGCCCAATCCATCGAGGCCCTGCTCAAAGTTGCCCCGCGTTCGAACGAAGAACTGAGGAAGCTGACCGGATACTCCCGCTCGGGAGTGTCCAGCCAACTCGAACGAATGGAGCTAGCCGGCATCGCCCATCGTGAGCGTGTCGAAATTGATCGTGCTGCCGGCTTTCAGTACATGTGGCATCTCGGGCCGGCTCGGGACTGCGTCGAGCCCGCGGCCAGCCCCCGTCAAAGCTTAATCCCAGGCGCTGTCCCGAAGCAAAAAACCGTTCGCCAATACGAATCGATCAACCGTCGCGATTACCTTGTCGCGGCCCTGTTTGGCAAAGCAGGGGAATCCAAATGAGTAGGTCGAAGAAACCCCGCAAGCAATACCATCCACGCCCGGTTGCCCAGCACGGCGGGCTGATTGCAATCGCCATGTGCCACGCACGCGGCGAGAACGCATCTACCCTCAAACCCGACCAGGTCACGGATCTTGGCGTCGCCTACTGGCTCTCTTTCGAGAACCTGCGCACTGGTGACGCCAATGAGGAATCGTGGTCCTGTGTCGCCTGCGCCCTCAACGTCGCACTAGTCCTGTGTGAGAAAGGCATTGGCGCCGAATACGAGCAAGCCCTCGTTACTGCCCTCGATGGCTGCTTCCGCGCCAAGATCCGCAGCGCCAAGACTAGCAACTTCCGCCTCGACGGCGAAGCCCTACGCGACATCGAAACCGCCCTGCAGATCCATGACCAGCAAATGGCGATCGCGAAGCGCTGGGAAGTAGCCGCGGCCATGCAGACGATCTACAAGCGCCTCAAGGACGGCAACGTGTACGAGGTGGCCTCTTGCTGACCTACTTCGTCCTCGACTTGGCTCCTGATGGCCAGTACCACATCGGCTATCCAACTCCAGGCGCTCCTCACGTCATCACCACGGCCGGCAGTGCGTCGACCAAGGAAGCAGCAGAACGTGAGTGCGCGCGCCTGAACGAAGCCCAAGTCTTGGACAAGCGGGAAAGCATGGTCCGTAAAGCAAACTTAATCATTCGCGACAAGGAGAACTGACGTGGCGCGTATTCGTTCCATCAAGCCCGAATTTCCCCAGTCCGAAAGCATGGGAAACGTATCGAGGGATGCGCGCCTGACTTTCATCCTTTTGTGGACGCTGGCCGACGACGAAGGGAGGCTTCGCGGAAATTCGCGAATGCTCGCGAGTCTTCTTTTCCCATACGACGATGGCGAAGATGGCCACGTTTCCACCACCGGGAAGAACGTCGAGGCCTGGCTCGATGAACTGGAGCGAGAAGGGTGCATTGTGCGTTACCAGATCGATGGCGCGGCCTACGTGCAAGTGTCTAACTGGTTGATTCATCAGAAGATTGACAAGCCGAGCAAGTCGAAAATCCCTTCATTCGACGAGTCCTCGCGAAGCCTCGCGAATCCTCTCGAAGTGTCGTCGGAGGAAGGGAAGGGAAAGGATCAAGGAGTAGAAGGGAATGGAGAGGATTCTCCCCCGCCCCTGCCGGCTTCGCCTCCCTCAAGGCTTGGACAACTTTGCATCCTGCTTCGCGGTGCTGGCGTCAACGTTGGTCCCGATGCCTTCGGCAAGGTCGAGTGGCATTCCAACCCAGGCGTTACCGACGACATTGTCCGCAAGGCGCTGGAGACCGCGAAGAAGCGTGCTCCACGCCAGATTACCCCTGCCTACCTCACTCCGATCATTGCCGATTTGCTGGCCCAGGCTGATGCCGTCAAAGCGTCTGTGCTGGTCGCAGGGAAGGACTACGTGTGATTGCGACCAACGCCCAGCCCATTTTGGCAGCCCGCCTGCGCGGCTTTAAGCCTGACGAGATGGTCATGGTCTCGTTGGTCGGCCAAATCCGCAGCAGTAACCAGACCGTGTACGCCGACCCCGGCCGCGACTACGAATGGCGTTGGGTGCGTGGCCTGGACATCTGCGTCTGGATCGGTGACGAACCGAATTGGGCGCGAACCCTGAAGGCGATTGCGCTGTGCCGTCCGGATTACCTCGCCATCTGGCACCAGGGCCGCGAATGGGGCGCGAAGGTCTACCTGATTCCAACCGCAGCAGACGTTTCCAAGCCCGTCTGCATGTGGGAGTACGAACTTGATGTTCTCGACTGGCTTGAAACCTGCAACCGAGTATTCGCACGATGAACCTGATCCCTGACAACATCGACTTCAGCGCGTACATGGATGAGCCTGAGCAGCACCGCATCATCCCTGCTTCCGCTTTCCTCGACGAAGTGACGGCGCTGTTTTACCCGCCTGCCGACCTGCCGAAGTTCCCCACCATGCTGTGGCAGAAGGCCAAGGACAAGATCGAATTCCGCCCGGGTGAAGTGTCGCTGTGGGCTGGCGTGAACGGCCACGGCAAGTCCATGTTCCTGTCCCAAGTCGGCCTTGACCTGTGCCACCAGGGCGAGCGCGTGATGAACGCTTCGTTCGAGATGACGGCGCCGCGCCAGATGCAGCGCATGTGCCGCCAAGCCTACGCTGGCGACCAGCCGTCGATCCCGTTCATGTCCGATCTACACCGCTGGACCGACAACCGCCTGTGGATCTACGACCACATGGGCGCCATCGACTGGAAGCGCCTGATGGCCGTCCTTCGCTACGCGCACAAGAACTTCGGCATCACCCAGTTCGTGGTTGACAGCCTCATGAAGTGCGTGCGCGGCGAGGACGACTACAACGGCCAGAAGGACTTCGTGAACGACCTGTGTAGCTTTGCCCAAGCCAACCGTGTCCACGTCCACCTCGTGCATCACGTCCGCAAAGGTGAGAGCGAGCACAAAGCCCCCGGCAAGTTCGATATCCGCGGCGCCAGCTCGATCACCGATCTGGTCGACAACGTGTTCATCGTCTGGCGCAACAAGCGCGCCAAGGAGCAGGACAACGGTGAGCCGACCTGCGTCGTCGCGTGCGAGAAGCAACGCCACGGCGAGTGGGAAGGAAAGCTCGGCTTCTGGTTTGACGAGGCCTCGCAGCAGTACTTGGAACGGATCGACGCCCAGCCCATGCGCTACAGCCTGAGGACGTCCAAGCAGCCATGAACCGCGATCCCCTGCCCTGCGTCTTGTGCTCCCGATTCGATACCAGCCGCAGCTACTGCGACGGCTACGAGCGAATGCGGCGCCACGACGACAGCAATGAAGCTTGCCCTCTGTTCAACCGGGCGAAGGACGAGGCAAAGCGTAGGGCGTGGGCAGAACGACAACAAACGAAGGAGAAAAATTGAATGAGTTGGCTCTTTTCGCAGGCGCTGGTGGAGGAATACTCGGCGGGCACCTCCTTGGCTGGCGAACCGTGTGCGCAGTTGAACGTGATGCCTACGCTGCACAAGTTCTGGCGCAACGACAAAACGATCGATGCCTCCGACCATTCCCGATTTGGTCTGACGTCACAACTTTTGACGGACGCCCATGGCGCGGAATTGTTGATGTCGTATCTGGCGGATTTCCCTGCCAGGACATCAGTGCAGCAGGAACTGGCGTCGGAATTGCGGGACAGAGAAGCGGACTTTGGAGCCACCAAAAACGGATCATTCGCGAAGTACGACCACGATACGTCTACGTGGAGAACAGTCCAATGCTCACTTCTCGGGGACTCGGACGTGTTCTCGGAGACCTGGCCGAGATGGGGTTCTATGTCGAATGGGGTGTCATATCTGCGGCCGATACCGGCGCTCCCCATTTGCGTGATCGAATCTGGATTATGGCCTACGCCGACGGTATGCGGGAATTACAACAGGAAGGGCGTCAGCAAGTCCAGTGGCGACGGCCTGGCGACCGCTGTTCGCATGTGGCGGACCCCGAACGCCTCGGATGCCAACAAGTGGAGCAAACAGAGTTTAGAAGAGCGGAAGGCCAAGGGACAGCAAATACGCTTGAACACTCAGGTTTCCCCCGACGGCTCCAAAGCTGGCCTTCTGAATCCGGATTGGATCGAGTGGCTGATGGGGTGGCCTATCGGGTGGACCGAATTAAAGCCCTTGGCAATGGCCAGGTTCCAAGAGTGGCAGCAGCAGCATGGAGGATTTTGACGTCATGACAAAACACCAATACCAACTCGAAGCCCTCGCCGGCCTGCAATTCGCCCTGCTCATGCTCAGGCTGGGCGTGAGGATGAGGGCTTGACGAGACCATTTCGCGCGAGAGCGTCAACGAACATACCCCGCAGGCGGCGCGGGCGGCGAGAGCCGGTGCATAGAACCGAAGCTGAAGGGTGACCGCCCAGCGAACCAATGGAAGCGAGCGCGCCAACGCCGCTATCCCGAGCGCCAGGGACCATGCAGGCGCATTTATCGAAACCACAACATGAAAGTGAAACCATGAGCTATTCGTTCCAAGTTAAAGCCCCGACCAAAGCCTCCGCCAAGGAAGCCGTGGCCGCCAAGTTTGACGAAATCGTCGCCCAGCAGCCGATCCATGCGCGTGACCGCGATGCCGTGCTGGCAAACGCAAACACCGTGGTCGACCTGCTGGCCGACAACGACAGCAAGGACGTCATCGTGTCGTGCAACGGCTACGTCAGCTGGCCCAGCGGCACGGTCGAGGAAGCTCAGCTGAACGCTGCAGCCGTTTCGGCTTCTGCCGGCTACGCCGACCGCGCATAACCAGCGTCCGCACCACCCCCGCCCGGCCGCCGGGCGGCAACAACGACACGGGAGAGACTGAGACATGGACATGCCGATTACCGATATCACGAAAGCGCTGCGTGCGCATGTGACCAGCAAGTACGGGAAACAGTGCGCCGCCGCGGCTGAATGGGGCGTGACCAGTGCAATGGTGAGCCAAGTCCTTAACGGGCGTAAGAGGCCGAATCAGACCATGCTCGACGACGCCGGCATCGAACGCGTTGTCACTGTCGTCTATCGCACCAAGGGCGTTCAGCCATGACCCTCACCCGCTCGCCTCTCAAGCGCAAGGCTCCGCTCGGACAGCGCGGGCCGATCCTCAAGTCGACGCC